GCGCGGCACCCAGAAGTACTCGTCGAAATACAGGTTGCCGTGATAGCTCTGCGCCGTGCGCGCATTGGTGCCCAGGAAATACAGCGTCGCGCCGTTCGGCAGCACGATGGGGTCGCCCTTCAACTCCACGCCGGCCGCGTCCTTGGCAAACTGCACGATGTACTGCTTGAACACGTGCGCCTGCGCCTTGCTGGCTGAGAGGAAAATCTGATTCCGCCCCGTCGTCAGCGCGTCGATGAACGCCTCCCGTGCGAAGTACCAGGTCGCCCCAATCTGGCGCGATTTCAGGATGTTCCGAATCCGCTCCGCCTCACCCGCGCGGTGCCACACCTGCTGATACCCGAACAGCGAATCGCGGAAGGCATCCAGCAGCTGCTCTTGCTCTTCCGGGCTGACCGCGTTGCGCTCCGGCTTCTTGCGCGGTCCCGCATTACGGTTCGCCACCTTCGGGTTGAGGTCCGTCTCGTTGCCGCCATCGCGGTACCGCTCGCGCCGCGCGATGTTGTTGAGCTGCCGGTTCAACAGGTCGATCTCTTTGAAGTCGCGCCCCTCCTTCTGCTCCTTCGCCACCAGGCGCATCAAGCGCTCTTCAATCGTCAGCGCCACGCGCTCATCGGGCGTCGTGTCCGCCCATGCATCGCGGCGCTTCCAACTGTGCACCGTCACCGGCTTCACCTTGAGCATTTCCGCGATGCGCGCCACGCGGTAGCCCTGCCAGTAGAGCGAGCGCGCCACGCGGCGCGGGTCCATTTCCGGGTCGATTGAGAGTGAAGCGATAGGCGGCAACGTAGTCATGCCGCCACGCTACCGGCCGCGCGCGCGCGTGCCACGCGCTGCCTGTTGTGGCGCGGGTCCGCACAACATCAACGCGTTGCCCGCGCGTGCGCCCAGCGCTGAAGATGGACAGCACCACCGAACCACACACCATCGAGGACAACATGGGCACCAAGGCCACCAAGTTCTTCCGCATCGCCACCGAAGGCGCCACCAGCGACGGCCGCGTCATCGACCGCAACACGCTCCTGCAGATGGCGAAGAACTACGACCCGAAGACGTACACCGCGCGCATCAACATGGAGCACATCCGCGGCTACTCGGCGGCCGGCCCCTTCAAGGCCTACGGCGATGTCGTTGCGCTGAAGACGGAAGAGCACGACGGCAAGCTGGGCCTGTACGCGCAACTCGATCCCACCGACGAGTTGGTCGCCCTCACCAAGGCGCGCCAAAAGATTTTTGCCTCGATGGAGGTGCGGCCGAGCTTCGCCGACACCAAAGAGGCCTACCTGGTCGGCCTGGCCGTCACCGACAACCCGGCAAGCCTCGGCTGCGAAGTCCTGCAATTCAGCGCCACCGCCAAGGTCAACCCGCTCGCCGCGCGCAAACAAGACCCCGACAACCTCTTCACCGAAGCCGTGGAAGTCGACCTCGACTTCACGCCCGAGCAGCCCAGCGCCACCGCAGGCCTGGCCGACAGCATCAAGCGCCTGTTCTCCCGCCAGGCCAAGGCCGAGACCGGCAACGACGCCCGCTTCTCCGACGTGCAGGACGCCGTGCAGATCATCGCCACGCAGGTGCAGTCGCTGGGCGACCAGTTCACCGCAGGGCTCAAGACGATCAACGACCAGATGGCGCAGCTCACGGCACAGGCGGACGAGCGCGACAAGGCCTTCAACGCGCTCAAGCACGGGCTGGAAAACACGCCCGCCTTCAGTGCTCGCCCACCAGCCACTGGTGGCGATGGCACCGCAGCCGTCAAGACGGACTGCTGATACCGCGAAAGCCGCACACCCCGACAAATACCCGGAGCACCACATGCGCAACGATACCCGCCGCCTCTACGACGCCTACACGGCCGAAATCGCCAAACTGAACGGCGTCAGCCGCGTCGACACCAAGTTCTCGGTCAACCCGAGCATCCAGCAGCGCCTGGAAACAAAGATTCAGGAATCCAGCCAGTTCCTGTCCAAGGTGAACATCCACGGCGTCTCGGAACAGGAAGGCGAAAAGATCGGCCTGGGAGTGTCCGGCCCCATTGCCAGCACGACAGACACCACCAAGCAAGATCGCGAAACGGCGGACCTGTCGACGCTCGACGCCATCGGCTACCGCTGCGAGCAGACCAACTCGGACACGCACATCACGTACCGAAAGCTCGACGCCTGGGCCAAGTTCTCCGACTTCCAGACGCGCATCCGCGACGCCATCATCAAACGCCAGGCGCTGGACCGCATGGTGATCGGCTTCCACGGCATCAAGCGCGTGCCCACCTCCGACCGCGTGGCGAATCCGCTGCTGGAGGACGTCAATAAAGGCTGGCTGCAGCACATCCGTGAAGGCGCCCCGCAGCGCGTGATGACGCACGACGGCAAGAACGCCGACAAGATCGTGATTGGCGGTAGCGGCTCCGCATACGAGAACCTGGATGCGCTGGTCTTCGACATGGCGGGCAACCTCATGGAGCCGTGGTATGCGGAAGACCCAGAGCTGGTCGTCGTGTGCGGCCGCGAGCTGCTGGCCGACAAGTACTTCCCCATCATCAACCAGCCCAATCGCCCGACCGACACGCTGGCGCTGGACATGATCGTCAGCCAGAAACGCATCGGCAACCTGCCGGCCGTGCGCGTGCCCTACTTCCCGGCCAACGGCCTTCTGGTGACACGGCTCGACAACCTGTCGATCTACTACCAGGAAGGCACCCGCCGCCGCACCATCGTCGACAACGCCAAGCGCGATCGCATCGAGAACTACGAGTCCAGCAACGACGCGTATGTCGTGGAAGAGCTGGGCTGCGTCGCAATGGCCGAGAACGTCCATATCACTGGTGCTTCGCCAAAGGCGGCCGAGAAATGACCAGCCCCGCCCGCAACCACTTCCTGCGGGTCTCCGCCGCCCAGGCGGCGCAGGCCGAGCTGGAAGCCAACCCGCTGCGCCACGCGACCGGCTACGAGCTGATGCTCGCGCAGCTCGCCGAGCACAAACGCCAGCTCAAACAGGTGCAGTCCGTCGAGCGCAAGGCAGACACCAAACGCCGCATGCTCCCGGAGTATTCGGCATGGGTCGAAGGCGTCCTGCAGGCCGACAGCGGTACGCAAGACGACATCTTCATGACCGTGCTCGTCTGGCGCATCGACGTGGGCGACTTCGCCGGCGCCCTGCCCCTGGCCGGCTACGCCATCCGCCACAAGCTGGCGATGCCCGACCAGTACCAGCGCACCACCGCCTGCCTCATCGCAGAAGAATTCGCCAACATGGTCTTGAAGGACCCGGCCGCCATTAAGACTGCCGACGTTGAAGCGCTGGTCCAGGTGGAAACACTCGTGCGCGATCAGGACATGCCCGATGAAGTCCGCGCCAAGCTGCACAAGGCGCTGGGCTACGTCATCGCGGAGCTGGCCACCGGGCACGACCGGGCTACCGCCAACGCCCGCCGCGAAGAATCGCTTGCGCACCTGCGCCGGGCCTTCGCACTGCACGACAAGTCGGGCGTGAAAAAAGACATCGAGCGCATCGAGCGCGAGATCAAGAACGCAGCCGCTGCCGGCGCCAAGGAGCGCACCGGCACTAGCTGACCCGAGCGTGACCCCGCGCATCAGGCGGCACGGGGCAGTCTTTCGGCATGCCGCGAAGCCTCGCCCCGTCCACCGCCTCCCAGCCCACTGAACCATGTCTTCCTTCATCGCAGCCGCCTCCGTACCGCAGCCCGCCGTGGCTGGCGGCCCTCCCATCGCCAACGACGGCTTCTTTCCCGACATCGACGTCGACCAGGCCTACGCTGCCATGCGCCTGGACGGCACCGTCACGCAGCAGCGCATGCGTGCCGCCCTGGTCGAAGCCATGCTCTCCGTCAACGAAGAGCTCGAGCCGTGGAAGACCGCGCAGATGGCCTTTGGCCGCACCACACTGGCCAACGTGCCCGCGCCCAGCATCGACAGCGAAAGCGCCCACATGCACCGCTACCGGCGCGCCGTCCACTGCCTGGCTGCCGCCTGGCTCATCGAGCGCTACCGCACCATCGACGCGACCGCCGCCGGCGACCGCAAGGCCGAAGCCGAAAACCTCGGCGTAGACGATCTGCGCCGCGATGCCCGCTGGGCCATCAGCGATATCCAGGGCGCCGCCCGCACCACCGTCGAGCTCATCTGATGCGCGTACGGGCCATCCAGGGCGACACCGTCGACGCCATCTGCCACCGCGTCTACGGCCACACCGCGGGCGTCACAGAAGCCGTCCTGGCCGCCAACCCGGGCATTGCCGACCTTGGCCCCGTCCTGCCCCACGGTACCGAGCTCGTCATGCCCGACATCTCCCCGCAGCCGGCCATGCAAATGGTCCAGCTCTGGGACTGACCACAAGGAACCCAATGGCTGAACCCATCTCCACCGGCTCCACCGCCACCCTCGCCGTCACGGGCGTGGGCGCGCTGTCCCTGCTGCCAGGCGTCGACCCCGGCACCGTGCTGGGCGCCTTCGCCGGCGCCGCCGTGTTCGTGCTCAACAGCGGCGAGCTGGGCACCATCAAAAAGCTCGGCTTCCTGGCCGCGTCCATCGTCGCCGGCCTGCTGTCCGCGCCACTGGCCGCCGCGCTCATCGCCAAGGCCCTGCCGACCAACACCGAAGTCAGCCACGCCGTAGGCGCCCTGGTCGCCTCCACCGTCGTGGTCAAGCTGCTCCTGGCCCTCATCCGCCTGGCAGACAACAGCGACCGCCTCTTCGCCTCACTCAAAGGCGGCGCAGACAAGGGAGGCAAGCAACCATGAAAACGCTCTTCATCGTGCAGGCCGCGTTGTGCGCCCTCATCGCGCTGCGGCTGCTGCTGTTCAAGCGCGGCGGCGCCACGCACCGGCCCTGGGCATCCCGCCTGGCGTACGGCCTGGTCGTGCTCGCCGGCGCCGTCACAATCAGCGTCCTGTTCGGCCGCTATGACTGGGCGCTCGCCGCGCAGAACGGCATCACCGCCGTCCTCTGCGTCTCCGTCTATGCCGTACGCGGCAACGTGGTCGAGCTGTTCCGCATGGGCGGCGCCCGTCAGGGCTGGCTCGTACGCGTCCTGCGGAGGTCCGCATGACCCTCCTGCGTGAAGGTGCCGTCGGCGCTGCCGTGCTGGAGCTGCAGCGCCTGCTGGGCGCCAATGGCTTCAAAGCGCCTGATACCTGCGTGTACTGCGCAGACACCGCTGCTGCTGTCCGCGCGGCACAGATCCGTTTCGGCCTGGTCGTCGATGGCATTGCCGGCCCCAAGACCATGGCCGCCCTGCAGGCCGGTGCCCGCGACGTCCGCCACCTCACCGCCGCACACCTGCAGGCGGCCGCAGAAGCGCTCGACGTGCCCGTGGCAGCCGTGCGTGCAGTCAATGAGGTGGAAAGCCTGGGCAGCGGCTTCCTGCCGGACGGCCGCCCCGTCATCCTGTTCGAGCGGCACATCATGTACCGCCAGCTCAAGCGCGCCGGCAAAGACGCCGACGCCCTGGCGCAGCAGTTCCCCAACCTGGTCAGTCCCAAGCGCGGCGGATACGTCGGCAACGCCGGCGAGCACATGCGCCTGGCCAGGGCCGTGCAGATCGACGAAGACTGCGCCCTCGCCTCAGCCAGTTGGGGCGCCTTCCAGGTCATGGGCTTCCACTGGAAGCTGCTTGACTACCCGAGCGTGCAGCACTTCGTCGCCGCCATGCGCACCAGCGAAGCCGCACAGCTCGACGCCTTCGTGCGCTTTGTCAAAGCCGACCCCACCCTGCTGAAGGCGCTGCGCGCTCGCAAATGGCCCACGTTCGCAGAGCTGTACAACGGCCCTGCCTACAAGGCGAACCTGTACGACGTGAAGCTGGCCCGCGCATATGAGCGCTACCAGGCCGAAGAGGAGGTCGCGGCATGAAACGCGCCGCCGCCATCCTCGTGCTGCTCGCCGCTGTCGCCGGGCTCGCCTGGTGGGCCACCGCCAGCTACAGCGGCGCCGTGCAGCGAGCCACGCGGGCGGAGGCCGCCGCCACGGCCCTGCGCGAGCAACTCAAGAACGCCAAGGCCGCCACCGTCACCGTCACGCAGTACGTCGACCGCGAGCGCGTCATCCGGCTCAAGGGCGACACCATCATCAAGGAAGTCCCTCGCTATGTCCCCGTTCAAGCTGACACTGCCTGCGTTGTTCCTCGTGGCTTTGTGCGCCTGCACGACGCCGCAGCCGCCGGCACCGTGCCAAATCCAGATACCGGAGATGCTGATGCGGCCCCCGCAGGCGTTGCGCTCTCTACCGTCGCCGGCACCGTCGCAGCCAACTACACCGACTGCCACGTCGACGCCGCACGACTGACCAGCCTGCAGCAGACGCTGCGCGATCAGGGCGTGACCATCATTGGGGAGCCCACCGCGCCATGATGAAAGCCAACAGCCTGCGCGAGGCCTTGACGGCAGCCGTACCCTACCTGGCTGCGCACCCTGACGCGCTGCATGTCTTCGTCGATGAAGGAAACGTGGTGGGAACCGGCGCGCGGTCGCTCGGCTTCGAATACCGGTACACGCTCACCCTCATCGTGACCGACTACCCGGACAGCTCCGACACCATCATCGTGCCCGTCCTGGCCTGGCTGCGCACCCACCAGCCCGACGCCTTCACCAACCCAGACAAGCGGGAAGACGCCTTCAGGTTCGAAGCCGAAATCCTGAACCACACCACCGCCGATATCTCCATCAAGCTGCAGCTGACCGAGCGGGTGACAGTGAAGGTCGACGGCAACGGCTACCAGGTGCAGCATCACCCTGAGCCGATCAACGAAGACGATGAGCCCGCCACGTGGAGGCCTGCGTGAGCAACCTCCACGAGCTGGACGCCTACCTGGTTGGGCTGTTGGGGAAATTGCAAGCACCGCAGCGCCGGGCACTGGCCCGCGCCATTGCGGTAGAGCTGCGCCGCCGGCAGTCGGCCCGCATCGCTGCGCAGCGCAACCCGGATGGCACCGCCTACGAGCCGCGCAAGCCGCAGCTACGCCACAAGCGCGGCGGCATCCGGCGTTCGATGTTCACGCGGCTGCGGATGGCGAAGTACATGCGCATTGAGGCGAGCCCGAACGCGGCGGTCATTACGTTTGCCGGCAAGGTGCGGCGCATCGCGTCGGTGCATCACTTTGGGTTGCAGGATCGGGTGAACAAGAATGGGCTGACGGCGAAATATGCAGCGCGTGAGCTACTGGGCCTTGACGATGTCGACGTTGCGACGATTGCTGACGCTTTGCTTGGCCATATCCCCCTGGGTCGGCATTGATTTTGCCTTGAGATCGTCCAAAATTGCTCGTCTACCAAGCAATCACGGGGAGTCACCAGTGTCCAACACAACAAGGCCGCACCTTACGCCTCATCACGTCGTACTGTCGATCAAATGGCATTTTGAAGCAAAGAATCTGGCGTTGCGGAATGCGCTACGCGTTCGGGCACCGCTGTCGCCAGAAGCTCACCGTGAACTTCGTCTGTCCTACTCTGAGTACTTTGTCCATTTAATGTCGGCAGCCGATTTCCTTTTGGAAAAGGAAATGCCGAAAGCGGCAGAATTCAAGCAGGCCCTGTATCAGGCACTTAGAGTCGCTAACAAAACCGAGTCATCGCGCCATGCCCTGTGGGCGTTGTAGGTGACATGGCACGAAAGAAGCTCAGCAATGAATTGT